TTTTAATGATTTACATCGAAAATATTCGTTCAGCTAAATTATAATAGAAATAAAAAATAATTACAACTAAAATATTCGATACAGAACTATTTGATATTCTTGATTCGAAAGAAAGCATGAAAAGAATGATATAATAGAAAAAATATTATGACATACTACATGTCTGATTATATATCTGTCTCAATTACAATATGTTGTATATTTGTCCTACTTTTTAACCAATAACCCAGAAGATAGTAGCATGGTAGTAGCATATATTTCAGACAGAGCATATGTTATTTATTAGGTTGCTGGCTGCTTTGTCTGTTTCTGGTATGAAGTGTGCATACGTATCAAGAGTAATTACTACTGATGAATGACCCAAACGCTTTGATACAGTTTTTATGTCTACACCCCTTGTTATGAGAATTGTAGCGTTGGTATGTCTTAAATCATGGAATCTGAATGTCTTAGCTATTTTAGGTGCAACACCCGATGCTATCAATGTCTTAGTTAATATCCTATTAGCTGTCATAGGTGATAGGGGTGTCTTTTCCTGTCCAATTCTGTGGAAGATATAGCTATCTGGTTCAGAGTGTTCGATGTCCAGTAGTAGCTTAATTAAATCTTTTCCTACAGATACAGTCCTTATAGAGTTTTTACTTTTAGGTGTAGTAGGTACGGTGTATGACCCCTTAACACTTGATATGGTTCTTGATATGGATATAGTCCCTTTGTCTTCATTCAAATCAGAGAAGCGAAGCCCACGTAATTCTCCTTTTCTTGCACCTGTTTCTATTGCTGTTCTTATTAATTCATAGGTATAAGGATAGATAGCACTGTCTTTTAACTCGTGTAGATACTTTAGATACTGTTTGACCTGTTCGATGCTTAAAGGCTGTATTGCTTCTGTCTTAAACTCACTGTCTTTCTTTATCTTTATTGTGTCTTGACATGGATTGACTACGATTAGCTTCTCCTTTCTGGCACAATTAAAGAAGTCACTGATAATTACTTTGGCTATATGTACTGTGCTGTTTTTATATTTAGACAACAGTGTGATAAACAAATCATTTAGCATAGTGGGTGTGATGTCTTTGATGGCTTTGTCTCCATATGCTTTACATAGCGTTTTTTCTAATCTACACTTTTCTGCAATAAGTGTGCTTTCTTTAATTTGTGCCCCTTTTATCTTTTCCCAGCGAGATAGGAATTGAGAGACAGTGGTGGAGGGAGACAGTGGATTGATTACTCCGATGTTTGCTTTGTACTGAAACTCTTGTAACTTATGCAGCACCTCTTGCCTTGTCTTCCCTGTAAATGTTTTGGTAAGGCGTTTCTTTTTACCTGTTGCTGCATTCAATTCATAACCCGTTGTAATAATGGCTTTAAACCGTCCTTTACTGTATTCTCTTATGCTTCCAGTACCTTTTGTTGCCCGTGTGTTTACCATGCTGTTATACCTCCTTTAAAATCAAAAATACACAAAAAATTTTATGAAGTCCCATTTAAATATATTTCATTTAATTTTTTCCCCCGTATCCCCGTAAAAATCGAACGAAAAAAGACCGATATATGATAAAGCAAAAATAAAAAACAGAGAAAATGATTATAAGGGTCAAGGCATAATATGTAATATATTATATTATTAGTCATTATAGCACCGTAAAACCTAATAAAAAAGAAAAATCATGCTACCATATGTAGTAGCATGATTCTCTAATTAATAAATATTTAATGCAATTCTAATAAATTATCTGTTATTTATGATACACACGGGGGCGTGTAAACCGTATTGAGAAATATAGTATGAGTTAAATGCATAATGATAATGAGTTTAATGCATAACTAAATTAAAAATATAAAAATTCATCTGTAATCACTTAAAAACTAACAATATAAAATCTATCTATGATTAAATGTAATACTATCATTGTTATTCATGATTAAATGTAATAATATCAGTATTTAACATCATTATCTTCTTTGATTGTTTCGAGCGTAGAATATAACATTAAGTCTTCTACCGTTGTCTCATGCTCAAGGGCGTACAGATTGATACGGGCATGTGCTAATTTATCCATAGGAATATTGACCATTACTTCATTATTATTATTAATATCATTATCTTTAATATATTGGGTCAATAGTGATGTAATTAATTGCGATAGGGGTATTCCTTTTTTTGTGCTTATTTCTTGCATTTTTTCCTTTAATTGCTTATTTATCCTTATATGCAAATGGTCTGTTTTTCCTGTATTCATCGCATTTCACCACCTATAAAATAAGACTATACCGCCTTATAAAATTCATCTATTTTACAGATGTGTTGACATCGTGTTACAATGTGTGCAGGTAAGAAATAAGAACAACTAATAACAAAAAACTTACCTATAGTTCATTGATAATAGAATAACCAATTTTACAAGGCGTGAATAGTCATACCGCAAATATATTATAACACGAATTGTAAATAGTCGTAAAGGTATTATTAAATACGTGACAGGTATTTATAATCTTATGGCAACCGTCAGTCCAGGGACGTCAGACGTGGACTAAAAGTTACTAATGATTCATAGTAACAGCGTGTAAAAATCACGGCTAAAAATAAAAGCTTGAATCATATCAAGCATGTAATATGATAGGTAGTCACTAATAACTAAAAAAAAGCAAGTAAACATCTTGTTATCAAGTATATCAAGCCCCTATGTCTTATTATCAAGCATAGGTGCTATTAATATTAAGTAGCGGAGGTAAAATTATGTATATCAATATTGAAAAAGTGCTAAAATTAGCAGAAATTACCTTACCACACAAGGCAGAAAAAATTCAAAAAATACAGAAAAGTTATTATTTCCCGTTTGTTTATCGAGACTATGCATTTGAGAATTCCTACGGCGTTTATTCGTGGGAAGCGGTATCAGAATCGTTTAATAATGTAGAAGATAGGGAGCAAGAAAAGCAGCTATCATGGGAAATAGTAAACATTATAGAAGATTTTTATAATTCACTACGTAGTGTGAGACGAAAAGTCAAGTAATTATCAAGTATATCAAGTCCCTATGTCTTATCATCAAGCATAGGGACTTTTATTATTAGCAAGTATTGGAGGAATTTATTTATGAGTAATAACATCGTTTTTGATACAGCAATTAATCTGATATGGGATAAACAAGGTCATACAGTGGAAACCGCATCATTAAAACTTTGTCCACACGGGCAATGTTAGGAAAAGCACTTGTAAATTGTTGTACAGGAAAAACAGAAAGCATTTAATCAAGTTAGAAAGAAGAAAGGAAGAAGAAAAACATATTTAACTTAAAATTAAACCTAAAATTAATAGAACAAGCGGACTGCGATAGAGTAAGAAGTGACGGAAGATACGAATATACAGCCTATGCCATAGATGAAAAAGAAAATGTTTACATAATAACATGGCTATCATATAAAAACGGGGACGAATTAATAGAAGCAGGGTTAGAAGATGATGTATGTAATTGGAACATGCCCTATTCTATCAGATTAATAGAAGAAGCAGAAAACAACGAATAAAACAAGTAAACAAGATAGACGGGGTAAGAATGAAACACTTATCCCGTCTTATTTATTTTAAAAAAGTGAGGGAATAAAAATGGAAATAAATACAAGAGATATCAATATTGATTATTACTATCCAACATTGAAAAAAGTATCAGAAGAAGCACAAGAAACAGGCTTTACAATTAAACCTGAAGACATTACTTGCAACTTGAATGACGGGAGAGGGGCAGGCTTGTCTTTTGTATCAGAATACATAGACATTGAAACAGCCTTAACTTTCTACAGTGCAATAGGGGAAAAGCAGGAAAAAGAAGTAAAAAAGATTAAAAGAAGTAAAAATTATCAGTACATTTTAGATAACTATATCTTCACAATCACAAGGGATAGTTATTATGAAACAGACAACACATCAGTCTCTTGTGAATTTTGGGATAATTATGGAACAACATGGAATGATACAAATTATATAGAAACAGCAGAAAAGATAAATAATATTGTCAATGAGATAAAAGACATGATTTGTGAATATATGCTACAGCAAGTAAGAAAAACAGATGAAGAAATACCATATATCATGGAAGATATTATCCTAAAAGTAACAGAAAAACCATACTATGCACGAGAAAACACAGAAGGTATCAATGAGTTTGAAGCCCTTGCAATGGATAAAGCAGAAAATGTTTATCTGGTTACATGGTTAGCACGTAAAGATTGGGATAGTGATACAGACGATGAAAAAACAGCCTGTAATTGGCAACAGCCGTATAATATCCAATTAACCATAAAACACAATTAAATTTAATTATGCAAAAAAAGTGAGGTAATTTATCATGAAAAACACACAAACAGCAGGTAAATACAAGTGGGAAGAATTAAGCTATGAAGCACAAGAATATGCAATTAATCATGAAAGAAACAAAAGAATACAGGGAGCAACAGCAGAGTATTTCAAGCCTTTACTTATGAAAGCTATTGCATACTGGAAAGATAAAGCAGGTTTTAATGTTAAGGTAGAAAGTATTCTCTACGATATTAGCGGTGCACCTGGCACTGGCTTGTCTTTCACAACTAATGATATTGATGTCCGTAAAACTTTATCATTAGCAGAAGAACTTTTCCCTAAAAGTAAGGGAGTAATTGAGTACATAAAAGAAAATGACCTATTTAATTTAGTAACGAACTATTACAAATTTATCATAGAGCGAGACTTTGAACATAGTTCTTGTTATGCAGTGTCGTGTAAATTTGAAAACACAAATAAAGAATTGTTTTTTGATGAAGATACAGAAATGGAAGCCTATGATGAAGCAGAAGACATTGAATCTTTTGTTGATATGGTAAAAAACTATCTATGTGAAGAATTATTAATTAAAGTATCTAATAAGTTTTTTGACTCCATCAGCACTGAAAGTATTCTTGAATCATTAATAGAAAATACGTTTACAAGTAAAGGACAAAAGCTATAAAAAGAATAATATTAGTAAAGACGGGTAAGAAAAAACTTGCCCGTCTTTTATTATTACAAAAAGCGAGGTATACAAACATGAAAACAGAGTATGAAAGACAAGCCGAAACATTTATGAAAAAGACACACACTAAAATCAAGGTTGAATACGAAAAATACGACTACCATTTCTACGGGGACGATAGAAGAAGAAACATATATAAAATCATCATCAAGAGAAATGATAAGCAAATGACCATACACTTTGGTCAAAGTTTAATCAATACAGACTTAGGAAAACCGCCAACATATTATGATGTGCTGGCTTGTCTTACCAAAGAAGACCCTGGCACTTTGTATGACTTCTGCGATTGCTATGGATATGACCCGTATGAAGAAAACACACGAAAGACACACGCTCTTTGTACACGGGAGTGGAAAAAAGTAAATAGCTTGTTCTTTGATGTGCTTGATGAATTAAGAGACATCAGATAAAAGGGGAGGAAACATAAATGAAACAAACAAACACACCTACTTTATATGAAAAACTTGTTACATTAACTGAGACATGGGGAAGCATTACAGGTGTCAATGTTATTCTGGGCTCTATAGTATACAAGCCAGAAACAGGAGTAGCGTTCCTTACAGGCTTATTCCATAACAGTAAAATTCTTGACTATTATGCTAATGAAGATAAAAGTAAATATGAAGAAGTCCAACAACTAAAGAAACAAAAGGGATATAAAACAGTATTAAAAGAAGTATATTTCAGTGTTTCTTATGACATTCAGGACAAAGAAACACCACCAAGTGAAAGAATGCTACGTGCTAACTATTATATGTACCCTGACAGTAAAACCGCTAAGAATAAAGAGTATCAGAAAATAGCAACACAACTAACAAAAATGGTGCTTTATGCTGCGATTAATATCTCATTAAGTATTTATGATTTTGCATTGGACGTAAATTTAACACCAGCAGAAAAAACCTACTTAATTGACCCATTTAAATACATAGATGTAGAAATATAAAAAGAAAAAGAAAGACAGAGTGCATGCAAGCCGTAAAAACTGTATGCACTCTCTTTTTTATTACAAGAAAAAGGAGCAATTAATCATGACTACAAAAATTATCTATGTCTTATATCAAAACGACAATGGAACACAAAAACAAAAAGCATGTACAGCAAGTAGACAAGACACACCAGACCTTGTCAAATTGTATCGTAAAACAGCTAAAAAACTAAAAAGCAGACCAAGAAAAGGCACATATTACATCATCGAATCTGGCGGTTGCTTGTATTTAGAAGACAGGAAGACAGGGCAGATTCTATATTCCTTGTGTCCAGTATGTTGGTAAGGATATTAATAACATAGAAACGAGCAGATGAACTAAAACCTTTGTCTGCTCTTTTTTTTTATCCGGTTGATTAGAAAACAGTTAGTAAATATTTAGGAGGAAATTAGTATGACAGACCTAATGGAACAAGAATTACAGTTAGAACAGGAATTAAAACAGGAAGCACGGGATAAGTGCTTAGCCGTCATGGAAGAAGCAAGACGGGACGGAAAGACCACAAGTACACGGATAGGTCAAAAGCTTGTAAACTACGGCTTTGATTTATTCTTTAGCACCGTAGAAGAATTTGTCACTAAAGAATTAGCACCTAAACGTGGCGTGCAACCGAAATACAGACCAATGCTACAGAGGTTAGAAAGAGAAGTATACGAGAAGACAAAAGATTTAGTATCCCTGCTTTGTCTATCCACTATTAGTGTTTGTATAAATGTAGTCTTTTCAGATAGAAGATTAGAATTAAACACAATGAGTGGGGTATTAGGTACAACAATAGAAAGAGAAGCACAAGCACAGTGGTTCTTTAACCAAGATACCACCAATAAAAAGTCCGCCGAAACAGGACTAAGACAACGGGTAAGCACGTACTATAAAGAGTATTACTTGTTTAATAAGGCGATGAAAGAGGTATCAGCCGAATTAATAGGGCAAATGCCAGCGTTCTCTTTACCTGAAAAACTTTTATTAGGTGGAAAGCTTATCGAATTATTAATACAGACAACAGGCTTATTTGAATGTTTTTCTATCAGACAAGAAAGAACAAAACATGAAATAACACGTGTCATTCCAACACAAAGATTGGTAGACATATGGAACAAGAACGAAAATATCCTGCTTAATAATGTCTTCCGCTCCGCCCCGATGATAGTTAAACCTGATGACTGGACGTCCTATTATGACGGTGGCTATTATGGCGAGTTAAGACCACACCACAAGTTATTAAGGCTAAAAGACTTGCCAAGCACGTTCCATTCAAGCTATATGGCAAAACTGAATGAAGCGGACTTAACAGATGTATTGTCTGCCGTTAATGCCGTACAGTCTACACCGTGGAAAATCAATGAAAGGGTATTAGATGTAGTAAACACCATATTTGACCGTGGCTTACAAATTGCTGGAATACCTGATATAAACCCGTTGCCAGAGATACCAAAATTAGAGGGAGAATACACAAGAGACGAATTAAAAACACATAAGATTAAAATGGTTCTGCGATTAAAGAAAGAACAACGCCGTAAATCACATTACCTGCGAGCATTGGCAATAGTAAGAACAGCACGGAAGTATAAGAAATATGAACGTATCTACTTTCCGTGTAACATGGACTTCAGAGGTAGAATTTATCCTATTCCTGTCTTCTCTTTTCAAGGTGATGATTTAACAAAAGGACTGATACTTATGCAAGACACACCACCAGCAACAGATGAAAAGGCAGAATATTGGTTCAAAATTGCTGGTTGTGAGTTTTATGGCAATGATAAAATAAGCTTTGAAAATCAGATACAATGGGTAAAAGACAACGAAGACAAGATACTCTCCGTTGCGAAGTGTCCGCTGGGAGTAGACATGGAATTTTGGACAGAGTGTGATTGTCCGTTCCAGTTTTTAGGGTGGTGCTTTGCCTACGAAGAATTAATAAAATACAAGGCTATGCATAATAATTCAAGCATTGGCTGGGTATGCGGTGTTCCCGTAGCGTTTGATGGTACATGTTCTGGCTTACAACACTTTTCCGCTGCGTTGCTTGATGAAATAGGTGGTAAAGCAGTCAACCTTATACCAGCAGACAAGCCACAAGACGTGTATGGAGTAGTAGCTTCTAAAGTAAATGAGTATTTGAACTACGATTCTATAAACGGAGACAGCGATAGTTACCAGCCACGTAAAGACGGGAAAGGACAGTACCTTAAATACGGTACGAAGTCAATGGCAAGACAATGGTTAGCATACGGCGTAGATAGAAAAGTAACAAAACGCTCCGTCATGACCTTAGCGTATGGAAGTAAACAGTACGGCTTTAGGGAGCAGATTTTAAGCGATATTCTCCACCCTGCTATCGAAGACGGAAAGGGTGAAATGTTTACCGCTTCTCAAATTGCACTGGCTTCGTATATGGCTAAATTAATATGGCAAGGTGTGTCTGATGTCGTTGTTAAAGCCGTAGAAGCAATGAAATATTTACAAGAAATAGCTACGATTGTCGGTAATAGCGGTTCTCCTGTAACATGGACAACGCCTATGGGATTGCCAGTACAACAAACTTATTTAGAAATGGACATGGACATATTCAGAATGAGATTTATGAATACAGAAAAACGCTGGTACATTCCACACCTCACTGGGAATGTGGACAAGAGAAGACAGACACAAGGGATAGCACCGAACTTCATACATTCTATGGACGCTTCTCATCTTCAATGGACAATAAACAGATGTAAGAGACAAGGGATAAACCACTTCTCTATGATTCATGACAGCTATGCAACAAGCCCATCACAAGCAGATAAATTATTTCATACAGTACGAGAGACCTTTGTAGAGATGTACACGACACATGATGTCTTAACCGACTTTAGAGATGATGTTTGCCAGGTGTTAGTGGGGGAAGAAGCAAGAAAAAACACTCCTAAACCTCCTGCTAAAGGAAAGTTAAATCTCAATCAAGTGTTGGAAAGCTTATATATATTCCACTGATAACTACTTAATTAATATTAATAGTACAGAGTAGGTAGATAGTTGACCTGTGTCTTCTGTCTATCTACTCTTTTTTTTTGTTGTCTGATTTGTGGTCTAAAAATAGGACATAAATTAATTGAGACACACAAGCGAGAGAAAGGGAGATAAAAGAATATTATAAGAACTATAGAAGTCTTATAGAAGTTGCATCATATTATGTATTCTTTATTGTTCTTTCTAAAAGTAATAAATAGTATAGAATCTTATAGTTATTAATTTATATATCATATCCTTTGTCTTAATGTACTATGTCTGGGCTGTCTTCCATGCTTGAAATTTAATTGAGACACACAAGCGAAAGAAAGGAGTGTTAGAAACATGTTTGATGATAAAGAAACATTTAACGTTTACCACGAACATCTATTAAATAAAGATGTTACAAAAGTCTGTTTAGAATGTGGTGCTGTCTTCCACCCGTTTAAGGAATGGGAGAAAACATCAAATTTTTGTTGTTTTGATTGTTCTATTGCTTTCTATGATAAAGAAGCAGAACAAGACACAATTACTTGTATGGTATGTCATAAGCCTATGAAAAATAGATATGAAAGGAGATGGAGATGGAATAAGATTAAGGCTTATGGCTCATATCAATTAGAGGGAAGCAGAGTTTGTAAAGAATGCACACGAAAATTGAATAAAGAAAATGGAGGTAAAAGAAACAAAACATGAGTGGATATGCTACAGATGCAGAACATTATAAAAAAGCAAGTAAACAGCCTATAGAACTGATGCATGAGTTATTGACACACGAACAGTTTATAGGCTTTTTACATGGGAACATTATTAAATACGCTCTACGCCTGGGATATAAAGACGATAGAGTGAAAGAAGCAGAGAAGATAGAACAGTATGCACACTGGCTTGTCTCTATTTTAAAAGATGACAAGTTAGAAATTGAGACACACAAGTGAAAGAAAGGGGGTGTAAAACAATATGGTAGCAGTAAAGACAACAAGCAAAGTAGAAGAAGCAATTAAGACACGGAGAAAGACAAAGAAAGTAGTGGAAGCATTAGTCATTAAAAGAGGTAAGTGCAAAGTAACAGAGAATGAAATGCTTTTTAGTTTATACGGCACTACAACTATTGATGGCTGGGGTGTCTTAGATTTTGGAATCGTGGACATACCACCTGGAAAAGCCTTGTATTTAGAATCAGAATTAGCTGGCACAAATAAAGGAGTATTGATTGTACCGAAACTCTTTAATTCAGGGCAAGACGTACAATTAATCGTTCCTGTAGTTAATTTATCCAGAGATTTCCGAACCCTATACGGTGGGGAAGCATTAGTAAAAGGAATACTTGTAACCGTAGCAGAACCAAATGTAAGCATTTAATTTAATTATATTAATATTAATAAAAAAAGAAAAGGAGACCATGATTATGGCAAACACGAAAAAAGATAGACAGTTTATTAATGGAGTTACACCTAAAGGAGAATGTTACTATGCATTCCTCCGCAAACCCGAAATGTACGAGGGCAATGAAGTAGGCTATTCTATTCAAATTAAAATGAGTGAAAAAGATTCAAAGGCTTTTGAAGACAAATTACTTACCGCCTTAGAAGATGCGAAAGACAGCTTTGATTTAAGAGCAGGTAAGAAGTGGAGCAAAGAACCGTCCTATGGTAAACATATTATGAAAGATGGTAGCGTTGTCTTCAAATTCAAGGCTAAAACAGAAATGAAATCGAAGACAGGGGAAATCAAGAAACGTACTATTCTTGTTGTAGACGCTCATAATAACCCGATTAAAGCAGAAGACTTAGGGAATGGGTCAATCGTTAAAATTGCATACGCAGCAGCACCGTACTGGATGAATAATAACGTTAATGGAATGGCTTTATATCTTCGTGGCGTACAGGTATTAAAATATGTACCGTTTGGAGGGAACACAGCAGAGGGCTTAGGCTTTGAAGTGGACGAAACAGGATATAACAGTAAAGAAGACACCCGATTAAAGGAAGCAGACGAAGATGATGATGATATGCTTGAATTTGTGGAGGGTGACGAAGACAGCGAGGAATTTTAATATTGCGTTGGTATAACAGACGGGGTGGCTGGAGTAAACCTATAAACAAAGAGTACAGGTCAGGGCTGGAAGAAGAAATAGTCAAGGAATTAGAGACAGCAGGTATCGAGTATAGCTACGAAAAGCATTATGTAGACTATACTCTACCAGCTACAAAGCATCGTTATCTTCCAGACTTTGTACTAAGCAACGGTATTATCATTGAAGCAAAAGGGCTATTTGATGTGGCAGACCGTAAAAAACATCTGGCAATTAAAAAACAGCACCCCGACCTTGACATACGGTTTGTCTTCTCTAATGCTGGTACAAAAATAAGTAAGTCCAGCAAAACTACCTATGCTATGTGGTGTGATAAAAATGGTTTTAAGTATGCTACAAAACTCATACCAGATTCATGGTTACGGGAACGAAAGCAGGCAAAGAAAAAGCTGAAAGCGAAAGATATTTATCTACGAGAAAGGAAGTGAGATATGAGTGCCAAAAGTACAATTTAAAAAAAGAAAAGAAACTTTGTTCTTCTCCGTTATCAACAGGAATGAGAACGATAAAAGTTTTGAGGATATGTTTTGTGAAGCACGGCGTGAGGGTGAGTTTGATGTAGAATTTCATTATCTCATTCATCGTGATGGCAAAATAGATAAAGGCAGAGAAGAAGACACTATTGGTGGTAGAAGATTGCCGTCAAACGAAGTGTCTATTTTTATTGTTGTAGATGTAGACAAAGCACACGAACGTACCGATGCACAAAAAGTAGCGGTAGTACGTTTGCTGGATAAATTGAGAAAGAAATATCCTAAATCAGCAGGTGTATTGACCTACGATATTTATTAAATAACAAAGAAGAAGAAAGGAGGAGAAGAAAGAACCAATGCAACAAGAAGAAGAAAGTAAACTGGAAAAAGAACATTTACCTTGTCCCGATTGTAGTTCGTCCGATGCGATGTCTCTCTATAGCGATGGACATACCTACTGCTTTTCATGCAAACAGTATAGAGCAGAGGGCAGAGCGACAATGTTTACAGCTAAAGATGAAGACAAACCACAGCCGAAAAACACAATTAAAGAAAGCGACATGTTTATAGAAAGCCTTAAAGCCCGTGGAATTAAGCAAGAGACGTGCAGAAAGTATGGCTATTTTAAGACACGGGTAAGAGGGGAACTGGTACAGGTTGCTTCTTATTATGGCGATGATAAACAGTTGATAGGACAAAAGATAAGGCAGAAAAATAAGGAATTTTATACACTTGGCAATTCTTTCTCTAACCGCTTCTTTGGACAACACCTATGGGCTAATGGACATAGAAAGATGCTCATTATTACAGAGGGTGAAATTGATTGTTTGACTGTTTCACAAATCAATGGAAATAAGTATCCCGTTGTGTCTGTTCCTAATGGTGTTACATCAGCAAGAAAAGTATTTAAAGCACAGGCAGAGTGGCTTGATTCCTTTGATAAGGTTGTTGTCTTCTTTGATATGGACGAAGCAGGCAGACAAGGGATTAAAGACATTGAGGGCTTATTGAAACCACACAAACTCTTTATAGGTAATTTACCGCTCAAAGACCCGAATGAATGTTTGTTAGCTGGTAAGGCTGATGCGGTTATTGATGCTATCTGGAATGCGAAAGAGTATACACCAGATGGGATTGTCAACGGTAAAGATTTATGGGAGCGTGTATCAGAGGAAGAAATAGAAACAGGATACGATTTGCCCTGGTCTGATATTCCTATAAATAACATGATACATGGCTTTAGAAAGGGTGAATTGGTTGTCTTAACTGCTGGTACTGGTGTTGGCAAATCTACCTTTATACGTCAAATAGCCTATGATTTTGGTGTAAAGAAAAAGCTAAAAATAGGTATGCTCATGCTGGAAGAAAATGTAAAACGGACAGCACGGGGCTTGATGTCTGTACATGTAGGGAAACGATTATATATGGACAGACACGCTATTGATGAAAAAGCCTATCAGAAAGCGTTTGATGAGACCTTGGGTACAGGACGCTATGTGATGTACGAACACTTTGGCTCATTGGACGGCGATAATCTTATGAATAAAATACGGTACATGGCAATAGCAGAGGAATGTGATTTTATCATATTAGACCATATATCCATTGCAATATCTGGATTGTCTGGCGATAACGAGCGTAAGATGATTGACATGCTCATGACACAACTTCGTTCATTGGCTGAAGAAACTGGCGTAGGATTGCTGATTATCTCACATCTTAGACGGGCAACGGGTAGAGAGAGCACACCTTTTGAAGAGGGTGGAACAACATCACTTTCCCAGCTTCGTGGTTCTGGTGCTATTGGACAGTTAGCTGATACTGTTATTGGCTTAGAAAGGAATCAACAAGCAGAGGGGAAAGCAAAGAACCTTGTCAAACTCCGTGTCCTTAAATGCAGATGGACAGGGGAGACAGGAATTGCAGGACACCTATTCTACGATAAAGACAAAGATAATTTAATAGGAGCACCGAAACTAAAAGACATAATCGAAGAAGACATGGAGGAGGGAGAGTACATTGCTGATTTTTGATATAGAAACAGATGGATTGTTTGATACGATGTCTACCCTCCATTGTCTTTCTATCTATGATGGGGAGAAAATGACAGGCTATAAACAGGCTGAATGTATTGATGGTGTAAAACGGTTACAGCATGCACTTGATACAGGTGAAGAAATAATTGGACATAACATCATATCGTTTGACCTTAAAGCCTTGTCTATCCTTTATCCTTGGTTTAAGGTATCACGGGAGCAAAGACACCTGGTAATTGATACACTTGTTATGTCACGTCTTTTGTGTCCAGATTTAAAAGCATCTGATTTTGGTTTATTTAAAAAAGGTGCGTTACCTGGTGAATGTATTGGCTCACATACCCTTGAAGCATGGGGCTATAGACTTGGTGAAAGAAAAGGTACATATGCTAAAGAGACAGAACATGCATGGGATAAGTACAATGACGATATGCTCACTTATAATAAGCAGGACGTCAAGGTAACCACTCTACTGTATCAACACCTACTGTCTTTAAACCATAGTCAAACCGCAATGACCTTAGAGCATGAGATACAATGGTTGATGGTAAAGCAAGAAGAAAATGGCTTCCCGTTCGATGTAGACAAAGCCAGTGAATTAGAGCGAGAACTACGAAAAAGAGAAGCTGTATTATCCAGTCAACTCATGAAGATTGCACCGCCGATTCCAGATAAAGTATTCATACCTAAAAGGGATAATAAACGGCTTGGATATAAAAAAGGCGTACCGATTCAAAGGTATAAAGACTTCAATCCTGGCTCACGACAACAGATACTATGGCTATTGACTAACTATTATCACTACACACCAGAGGTCACGAGTGAAGACGGGAAGATTAAAGTAGACGAGGAGACATTTCAGTTTATTTCTACCGACCCGAAAGCACCAGAAGAAGTACAGAAACTTGCCTTGACCCTAACTGAATATCTGATGATTATAAAGCGTTTAGGACAATTAGCAGATGGCAAACAGGCGTGGTTAAAAGCAGTGCAGGCTGATGGTAAAATTCATGGACGTGTAAACCCTTGTGGTGCTGTAAGTGGTAGAGCGACACATTCCAGTCCTAATATTGCACAAGTCCCACACAACGGAGCACCTTATGGCAAAGATTGTCGTAGTTTGTTCCATGTCCCAGATGGTTGGTGGCAGGCTGGTATTGATGCTTGTGGTCTGGAACTCCGTTGTCTTGCTCATTACCTTGCCCCGTATGATGATGGACACTATGCAGATGTAGTCGTAAATGGTGATATACATACCTTGAATCAAAAGGCAGCTGGTCTCAATAAACGAGATGAAGCAAAGACATTTATTTATGCATTCCTTTAACAACATAGAGGAATTAAAAGTCATTGAAAACGGTGAAACTCCTAAAGATAGGACAATACCGTGCTAAGTTAAATAGGAGAATACATGACAAAAGACGAATACAGAGACAAAGTAATTAGGAGTATAAACAAACCTAAAAGCCAACAAACGGCTAAAGCAACTAAATATCCACAACAGCATTTCAACGAAAAGGAATGTAAGTTTTGTAAGAGGTTGTTTGTTCCTAAAGCACCGTCTGAACTATACTGTAGCGATTATTGTAAAGACTATGGTGTGACGAATGCTTATTATGAACGTGTTTATGGAATAACGATAGAAGAATATCTAACACTGGCAGAACAACAGGGCTTTAAATGCGCTATATGTAAAAAAGAAAACTTTGCTATGGCAGAACATCATTCTGGTTGTCTTGTTGTAGACCATGACCATAGAACAGGACAGATACGTGGCTTACTTTGTCATAATTGTAATCGTGCTATTGGGCTGTTAAAAGATAAAGAACAATTTATTTTATCAGCGTATGCCTATTTAAAAAGTGTAACGACTATTCCGAAAGGAAGTACACCTAAGCAGGTGGAAGCGGTGACTGCTGGTAATTTAAGCCAGTAATGAGATAGTCTATTCTATGCAGTAATGTATAGCAGTTCATAAGAGAACGGGCAAAGAAGTAGCGAACTTTGTCGAATGTAAAGTACGGAGCAGGTGACAAAAAGATAGGTGATATTGTAGGCGGAGATGAAGCAGAGGGAAAGCAGATAAAGAAAAAGTTTTTGAAGAAGACACCAGCTATCCAGTCTCTACGGCGTGCTATCCATAGAGTATTGGTGGCTAAAGAACGATATGGCAAAGTAATTAAGTGGAGAAGAAAATATCTGAAAGGCTTAGACGGCAGACATCTTGCTGTACGGGCTGAACACTCCGCTCTTAATTTACTATTGCAGGCTGCTGGTGCTATTGTTTGTAAGAAGTGGCTTGTCTTAACAGAGGAGCGGTTAATCAAACGTGGGCTAAGACATGGGTGGGACGGTGACTTTGCACTTATGGCTTGGGTACACGATGAACAACAGATAGCATGCAGAACAAAAGAAATAGCAGACATAGTAGTAGAAGAAGCACAGCAGGCAATGCGAGATACAGCTTCTTTTTTTAATTTCCGATGCCAATTAGATACAGAGGGTATCGTTGGTAAAAATTGGTGTGAGTGTCATTAATATTAAGTAGAAAAGGAGAAGATACAAATGAGTAAATTTAAAGTAGGAGACCGTGTAGAAGTGATTATTGAACCTAAAACTTCTATTGCACGTATAAAACGGGGAATGCGTGGAACTATTCTTGTTATACCTGATGGTGGTGAACCTACTATAGGGGTAGAGTTTGATGATGATATACATGGACATGATTTAGCAGGTGCTGGAAAGGGAGGTTATTGTTGGTATATGTTTGCGGAAAATATACAAAAGTTTGATAAAAAAGGAGAAGATACAAATGAGTAAATTTAAAGTAGGAGACCGTGTAGAAGTTATTGGTGCAAAAGGGAACGAAGATTTAATTGAGAACTCATACATAAAAGAGGGAATGCTTGGCACTATTGTTGTTATAGAGGGTGGTGAACCTAAGATAGGTGTTCAGTTTGATGATTATATATATGGAAATAATGTAGGGGGAAAGGGAAAGAAAGGTTTTTGTTGGTTTATGTTTGAGAAGCATATAAAAAAGTTTGAGAAAAAAGAGGAATTAGAACAGGTTTGTCTTACCCTTGAAAAGGCAATGAACCGACTTTATGAGATTGCTGATTCTTATACCATGAAACAGGCTGCGAATGGAATTATTAATATATTGCAGAGAAAGTCCGTAGACAGATTAGAGTTAAATAGATTTAAGAAAGCATTGGAGGATAACCATAATGAAGACATGTAAAGAAATGTTACTTGATGAAGACAAAAGCTATGAAGACAGAAAAGAATTACATACCGATTTAACTACTATTGAAAGATATTCCAGTTGGTTATTTAGTTGTGCTGATACCGCAGAAGAAACTAAAGTATTGTTTGATACCGTACTCAATTTAATATCTGCTCAAAGATTGAAAAGAGATGCAGAGATTAAAGAACAAAGGGAGAAAGACATAGCAGGAATGGTAGAGTTTGAAAAGGTTATTGAACAGCATGAAGAAGCGATTATCTCTACTTATAAAGATTTAGCGGAGAGGTAAAAACTATGGTGAAGCAGACAACAGAAAACAAACAACCGCTGCTTCTTATCATTGATGGCGATATTCTTGTCTACAAATCATGTGCCAGCGTTGAAGTCCCTATCAACTGGTATGGTGATTTGTGGACACTACACGCCGATGCAGCTGAAGCAATTATCTCTTTTGAGGATAGAATGTATGATATTGTGAGTGATGTATTACTGAAGTTGAATTATGTAGGAGAGTATAAAATCAAAGTATGCTTTTCACACGATATAAACTTCAGAAAACAGATACTCTATACATACAAGCAAAACAGAGAGGGGAAAAGAAAGCCGATATGCTACACCGCAGTCAAAGAATGGGTAATAGAGCACTATGATACGGTGTGTCTACCCCGTTTAGAAGCCGATGATGTATGTAGCATATTAGCAACAACCCCAGAGAATGAGGGACATAGTGTAGTTATATCTGGCGATAAAGACTTTCGTTCTATTCCTGGTATGTTTTATAACTTTTTAACCCGTACCATATCAAACACAACGGAAGCTGAAGCGGACATGTTCCACTTGATGCAAACGTTGATGGGAGACAGAGCAGACAATTATTCTGGTTGTCCTGGTATAGGTGAAAAGAAAGCAAAGCAAATGTTAGAAGACAGTGCGACATGGGAGACCGTAGTCAAAGCATTTAAGAAGCAGGGGCTGTCTGAACTTGATGCTTTACAACAGGCACGAGTAGCATATATACTTAGAGCAAAAGACATAGGTGATGTTGATTGTCTGGCAGAAAAGGGGATAAAGCTATGGACACCAGAAACGACAGGGAATACAGCGAAACATCAGAAAACTTTCTTGTGACGTATATTTTCCAGCCAATAGCTACAGTGTTTTTAGCAGTCGTAATGATTGCATTTCATATAACTATGTTCATTGAAAGTATACTGTTAAGTCTATTGCCCTTTATTGGTATAATCTGCTTAATCTATTATTTGTTCTTTTAATTGAGACAGATATATAACAAAAGCTAATTGAGACACACAAGCGAAAGTAAGAATAATAAAAGATATATTAGAGTATTCTATTAGCCTTTAAAGGAGGTAGGACAAAATACAAACATGACATTACAACTGAATACTATCTTAGGAATTGACAACGAAGATAGAGACCCAGACATACCGTACGTAAGCTACGAACTTATTGCATATCTACGTAAACAGTTTGGTCTTACCTATCTTCTTTCAAAGGAAATGAACTGTAGTGAACCTATGCGTCTTGGATATATAAAAGGTGTCCAGGACGTTTTTGATTGTTTGGATAACTGTATAGCCAGACAAGAGCGTGGAAAGGAGGAAGAACCCTAAAAATGTGCTGGTTTAAATTACCGAAAGTAGAGGGCTTAGCTGGCAAACTTAGAGCGACAGACATGCAAAGAACAGCAGCACAAGAAGCCCAGAAACCAGATGCACCCGTCTTTGGTGGTACAAGAAGTTGGGAAGTAGCATCGAAGAAAAGAGGGGTGTCTGCACTCCGTATTGACACAGACAAAACTACACCCAATGAAAAGTTTGTTAGCTCACTGAATAAAGATAAAGCAACAGGGGTGAACCGCAATTATAACAGCGGTCTTTTTTAAAATTTAATTAAATAGAATAGGAGACAAATACAATATGAGTTTTTGGACAAAGATTAGAGATACAGTTACTGCACCGTTTAGAGCCGTTTCTAACATTGTAGCGGGCGGTTTATTAGGTAGAGGGCGTGCACCAGAAATTAAAGTAACAAACCCTGCACCTGCTGTAGCTGCACCAGAGCCGACAGTAGGACAAGAAGCTACAGACCTTGTGGCTAAGAAAAAGAGAGTAGGAACAAAAGGCAAACGTTCACTCATGATAGACACAGGTGCTAATTCATCGTCTGGTGGTTCTACTGGTACTGGATTGAATTTATGATAGTGAGGTGGAATAAACAGAGTGAATGACATAGACATTACTAAAAATAGGGAAGAAACAGCAAAGAGTGCCTATGAACGAATGACAGCAGAGCGAAACCCTTATATAACAAGAGCCGAAGACTGTGCTGTCTATACCATACCGTCACTCTTTCCACGAAGCGGTTCTAATGCTTCTTCTACATTCAGTACACCCTATCAAAGCTTTGGTGCGCGGGCAGTAAATAATCTGACATCTAAATTGTCCTTAGCTATCATGCCCCCTAATGCACCGTTCTTTATGCTCAATGCTGGTAAAGACGTAAAGAAAGAATTAGAAAACAGACCCGAAGATGCAGCAGAAATACAGCAGAACTTAATGCGTATCGAAAACATTATCATGAAATATGTAGAGACACACCAGATACGTGTTACCATTTCTGAAGCTATTAAACTGTTAATTGTGTCTGGTAATGACTGTCTTTATCTACCACCAGTTGAGGGTGGAATCAAACTGTACAGACTGAATAACTATGTAGTGAAACGAGACGCTTTAGGAAATTGGATACGGCTTATTACCGTAGACAGAATCTCATGGGCTGCTTTACCCGAAGATGTTAAGACAATGGTAGCTAAGGCTGGAAATGAAGAACATAAAGCCGAAGATGAAATTGAAATCTATACCGATGTGCAGCTTGTGAATGGAGAATATCAATCATACCAGGAATGCGAGGGTGAAATTATACAGGGAACGGAAGCACATTATCCGAAAGACCGTTCACCTTGGATACCGCTTCGTATGGTAAAAATGGACGGTGAATCGTATGGTCGTTCTTTTGTTGAAGAATATTTAGGTGATATACGTTCGCTGGAAAACTTATCAAAAGCTATTGTAGAACTAAGTGCTATTTGTGCTTCTGTCTATTTCCTTGTCAATCCTAATGGAATAACGAGGGTAGCGAAACTATCAAAAGCAGCTAACGGTTCTTTTGTGTCTGGTAGAAAAGAAGACATTACCGTCTTACAACTTGATAAATATAATGACTTGTCCGTTGCCAGGTCTACAGCACAAGACATAGAAACCCGTTTGTCTTATGCATTCTTATTAAACAGTGCAGTACAGAGAAACGGAGAACGTGTAACAGCCGAAGAAATACGTTATGTTGCTGGCGAATTAGAAGACACACTTGGTGGTATTTATTCTATTTTAGCCCAAGAACTGCAGTTACCATTAGTAAAGAGACTATTGGCACAGCTGGAAAGTACAGGGGAAATTCCTCCGCTTCCAGAAGAATTAGTAGAGCCAGAAGTCACAACAGGTGTAGAAGCTTTAGGGCGTGGACATGACTTAAATAAGCTGACACAATTCTTAGCATTACAACAGCAGAACCCCGAAGCAGCTGGTGTTATTAAATGGCGTAATGTCTGTCTGATGGAAGCTACGGCACTTGGAATTGATACAGAAGAATTAATTAAATCTGATGAAGAATTACAAGCCGAACAGCAACAACAGACAATGATGGCAATGGCTAATAGAGCAGCACCACAACTGGCTAAAGGAATGGTAGACAACCCACAAGCCGTAGGTGAAGCAATGGAAGAAGCACAATAATAAAGAAAGAAATGAGGAAAAGAACAAATGGCAGAAAATGATGTAAATAATCAGACACCAGGTACTGAATCTCCATATGGGGAAAATGCTGTAACTGGTAGTGCTGAAGATGTATTAAAAGATAGAGACGTGTCTATTACTACCACAGACACCCAGAAAGTTACAATTCCAACTGAAGAAGATGTAGACGATAAGGGTGATGGTGATAAAGATGATAAAGACACGGAAGACAAACAGACTGAAGACAAAGCTGATAATAAAGACGAAGACACAGATGAAAGTGAAGATTCTGAATTACAGACAGAGGTAAATAAAGTTACTGATGCTGCTAATGACCTTAGAAAAGACCTTACTACAAAAGGAATTGACTTTGATGCAATAGCAGAGGAATTTAGCAACAACGGGGACTTTACACCAGAAACCAGAGCAGCATTAGAAAAGGCAGGCTATCCGCAAACAGTGGTAGATGCTTTCTTGTCTGGTTTACAAGCTACAGCAGATAAGATTGTAACTACTATCTTTTCTTATTGTGGTGGTGAAGATGAATACAATAAGATGGCACAGTATATTAAAGCCCAGGGTGCAGACACAGTAGCACAGTTTAACCGTGTTCTTGAATCAGGGGACGTGGAACAAATGAAGCTTGCTATTGATGGTTTTAAAGCCAGAATGGGAGCAAGAACAGGTGTAGCAGGTCGTTCTGTCTTAGGTGGGAACGGTACAGGTGGAAATGCACAGAAAGGTTTTTCCAGTAAAAGTGATATGGTAAAAGCTATGTCTGACCCACGTTATGGCAGAGACCCGTCTTATACGAAAGACATACAGAAGAAGACAATGAATAGTAGCTTCTTTTAATAACTAACAAAATAAAAGGGGATAACCACAATAAAAGAACAACAGCTTATCATACCTATGCTGGCTCTTTTTCAAAACTTGTTCATATTAAATAAATTCGATATATAGAAAGGAAGTGAATTTCTCCTACACTTTATAATGATATGCAACATATTGTGCCGACAAAAGAGAGAAAGATTGGTATGGGCTGTCTTTACACAACGTATCCATTATATTTTGTTTGTTTATTATACTTAATATTAATATTATATTTCTTAACGAAAGGTAGATGATTTATTTAGAATGGCTGATGTAACTATTGCAAACATTGGTTTAAACGAGGGCGGTTCTGACAGTCTTGCCCGTTTTCTGAAAGTATTTGCAGGTGAGACTATTACCGCTTTTGAACGTGCTTCTGTCACAAATGGCAGACACATTGTACGTACCATTGAATCTGGTAAATCTGCTCAATTCCCGACTTTTGGACGGGCAACAGCAGCATACCTTAAATCTGGTAAGTCGTTAGATGATTTGAGACAGAACATTCCTGGTGGAGAGAAAATCATTCAGATTGACGGACTGCTTACAACGTCCCAGCTTATTTCTGATATTGATGAAGCACTGTCTCATTTTGATGTGCGTGGCGAATATTCCCGACAGATGGGTGAAGCATTAGCACAGGCAGCAGACGGAGCAGTATTAGCTGAAGCTGCTAAGATGGTTGTAGCTGGAAAAGAAAATCTGGCTGGTTTAGGAAAAGGCGAAATCATTAAGAAGACGCTGACCCGTGGTATTACTGAAGAAATGGGTAAAGCTATTGTTCAGATGTTGCTTGAAATCAAAGCTAAAATGTCCCAGAACTATGTACCGAACGCTGACCGTTATGTATATATGCTTCCAGAGGGTGTAGCAGCTTTGACCATGTCTTTAATTGCTATCAATAAAGAATATGGTGCTGTAGCGACTATTACTGAAGCTAATGTACTTCGTGTAGCTGGCTTTGACATTGTTGAATGTCCGCACCTTACAGCAGGTGGAGCAGCTAAGAATGAGGGTGTGCTTCAGGGTGATGGACACGTATTCCCAGCTTCGTTGGCTAAGGACTGCATGTTTATTGCTATGCACCGTTCTGCTGTTGGTACTGTTAAACTGAAAGACCTTGCCCTTGAAAGAGCAAGACGAGCAGAATACCAGGCAGATATGCTTGTTGCTTCCTATGCAATGGGTCATGGTGGTTTGAGACCCGAAGCATGCTATATTGGTTCTGTTTCTGGTTCTTAATCCAGACAACCAACAACCTAAGTAATTAAAGAGAAAGAGGAGAAGTGCCGTGTCTTCTCCTCTTTTTTTATAGGGGCACTTGTTGTAATTGAAGCATACCAGCGTATCATACCTCCATATCATACCTCCCGTGCGTTGGTGGTATAGGTGCAATTCCTATAGTGTCCACAACAATTAAAAACACACACACATATACAAATAGACATAGGAAAGGAGCAAACAATAAATGACTATCACACCAATGACAGAATTAGAAGCTGTTAATATTATTCTGGCAAGTATAGGTGAATCTCCAGTAAATAGTATTGAAAACCCGACAAACGTAGATGTTATAAATGCTATCCGTATTCTTAGAAACATTAACAGAAGAATACAAAGTAAAGGCTGGACATTTAATACTATCGAATCTTATACAATGACACCAGACAAGAACAACCATAAAATATATTGGTCTCCACATCTTCTTTATATCGAAGCAAAAGACGGTACAAAGTATACAAAGAATGGCGAGTACCTTTATAACTTCACAGAACAGACATTTAACTTTTTAAACCCTATTGAAGTACAAGCTATTTTCTTTGTTGATTTTGATGATATGCCAGACCCGATGAGAAATTATATTTGTGCTAAATCAGCTAAGACATTTCAATCCCGTTATTTAGGTGATGCTTCGTTGGCTGAAGAATTAGAACGAGACGAACAGGAAGCATGGGTAGCATTACAAGAATATGAATTAGACAGAAATGATTTTAGTCTACTTAACTTCCCAGCCGTGTCTACTATCACAATGAGGGGGAATTAATACATATGGCACATTTATACAGCCAGGTCATAAAGAACATTGTATCTGGTATAAGCCAACAACCAGACATTCTACGGTTACCAGAACAATTAGAAGAACAGGTAAATGGTGTGTCTACCGAAGTAGGTGGTTTACAGAAAAGACCTCCCACTCTACATATAGCTAATTTATTCAATGTTAGTCAATCTGACAATTATAGACCGCTTGTCCATGTAGTCAAACGAGATGAAGAAGAAAAATACATCATGATATTTGATGGCAATGGTAATCTCCATATCTTTGATGAAGATGGTAAAGAGCATCGTGTAAATAAAGACAGTCAAGCCACATCTTACATAAGTGGAATTGATGCACGAAAATATTTAAAGGTTATTACTATTGCTGACTATACTTTCATTGTTAATACGAAAAAGACAGTACGAATGAAAAGTGGCACATGGGATAGTGGAAGATGGAACGGCGGGCAGGGTGCATTGTTCAATGTTAAAAGTGGACAGTATGGACGTAAATACGCTTGCATTATTAATGATGTAACAGTCGCTACATATGAAACACCATCAGGCGAGAAAGCTGAAGACAGTAAGAAAATAGACGTAAATAACATAGCACAAGAATTAGCTAACAGTGCTACGGCTAATGGCTGGAGAGCAGAGACAGGGGACAGCTGGGTATATTTAACAAAGCCAGACACACCCGTAAGAAAAGTAGCTATCAGAGACGGTTTTAATGGACTGGCTATGATAGGTATTTATAAATCAGTACAAAACTTTAATAACTTACCACGCACCGCACCCCATAATTTTACTGTCCAGGTGAAAGGTGCGTCTGAAGTGGCTGATGATTATTATGTCCGCTACGATGGTACAGAACAGCTTTGGAAAGAAAGTGCAAGACCAGGCACTCCTACAGAAATAGATGAATCGACAATGCCACATGCACTGGTAAGAGAGCATGATTATTCCTTTACTTTAAAGCCTTTAGACTGGAGTGACAGGAGTGTAGGTGATGTTGATTCTAACCCAGACCCCTCTTTTGTAGGAGCAACCATCAATGATATATTCTTTTATCGAAACAGATTAGGGCTTATATCTGGTGAAAACGTTATCTTATCGAGGAGTGCTGACTTCTTTAATTTCTGGTTTGCTTCCGCAGTAGACATGCAAGATACAGACCCGATTGATGTAGCTGTGTCTCATAATGCTGTGTCTATCTTGCGACATGCTGTACCGTTTGATGAAGAATTATTACTGTTTAGCAATGATACACAATTTGTATTAAAAGCTGATGGTATCTTATCTCCTAAAAACTGTACAATAGCCGAAAGTACTGAATTTACTTGCAACCCGTATGTAAGACCAGTAGGAGCAGGACGGCGTGTATACTTCCCGACAGAAAGAGCAGAGTATACCACCATTAAGGAATACTACACAATGGAAGATACATTAGGTTTGAAAGATGCACAGGACATAACTTCACATGTACCGTCATACATTAATAACGGTGTATATACCATTGTCTCCTCAAACACAGAGAATGTATTGCTTTTCTTTACATCAGGGAGGGAAGACACACTCTTTGTCTATAAATACTTGTTTATTGATAATAGCCGTCTTCAGTCTTCATGGTCTCACTGGCAATTTAAAGAAGCAAAGGTTTTAGGTGGTGGCTTTATTAATTCTATGCTGTACCTGGTAATGAATAGACAGGGACAAATAACACTTGAAACTATGTCTTTTACCTACAATACAAAAGACTTTGAAGCCTATGAACCATACCGTGTATATCTGGATAGAAAGGTGCTTTTACCAGCTATACCTAATTATGCTTATGATAAAGATAAAGACAGAACAAAGATAGACATGCAAGCAGTTTATGGTACAGCACTCAATCCACATATCCAATACGGACTTGTAGACCACAAAGGCTTTTTCCGTTACTACAATGTATCAGAAATGGAGCAGGGCAGGTTTGTCTATATCCAGGGTAACTTAGTGGGAGAAAGGCTTGTAGTAGGTGAATTATACGAATTTAAAGCTACATTTTCCAATATCATTATCCGTAAGGCAGATGAAAAAGGAGTAACAGCTTATCCAGAGGGAAGATTGCAACTTCGTAATTTCTGGTTGAATTTTGAAAAATCAGGTTATTTTAAAGTAAGAGTTAGTAGCAAAGACAAAGAAAGCTATGAGTATGAGATGACAGCCCGTTTGTTAGGTAGTGTTAAAAATAAGATAGGTGAAATGGCACTGGAAACAGGACAATTTAAATTCCCAGTACAGTCACTTAATACTAACTGTCAAATTCAGGTTGTCACTAAAATGCCGATGCCTATAGCTTTAATTGGTGCTGGTTGGGAGGGTGTTTATTATAGACGGTCTGCACGAATTTAAATATAAAGAGTGGCACTTTGAACAGGCTACATCAGAAAGATTATTACAATTAGAAGACCAGATACGGGATAAAGACAAAGAGGAAGCAATGGCACTTACAGGATATAAGACATTCCATGAGTGCATGCTGGCTCTTATTAATACGAGTGACACCGTGCCTATTTATCTTCTTAAACGTGGTAAAGATGTGATGGGGATAGGGGGTGTCTGTGGTAATGGTGTTGTCTGGTTAGTATTAACTAAGCAAGAGAAACACCATACCTTAGGCTTTCTTCAATTCTCAAAACGTTTTTTACCTAAATTGATTGAAGCGTACGGACATGTCACTAACATTGTCTGGACTAAGAATACAAAACACGTGAAATACCTGGACTGGTTGGGTGCGGAATGGGAAGACATAAGCCCAGGTTTTTCTATTTTTTATATACGAAGAAAGGAAAGATAATATATGTGCTGGCAAGTCTATGCTGCTGTAGGTATGAAAGCACTTGGCTTATGGCAAGAAAATAAAGCCAGAGCACAGGTCGCAAAATCACAAGCCGAAGATGCAACATTATCCATGAACTATCAACTCATGAATTATGAACAAGCAAGAGCCGATGCCTATGATGAAGTTGTTGGTGAAATTATCAAAACAAGACAAAACTCAATGCAACTTAATTCACAGGTAAATGCTGCTGTAGCGGAAGAAATGGCAGGTGGTGGACGTACAGCAGACCAGATACGAAGAAGTGCAGCAGGGGATACAGCCCGTACTGTCTTCTCCATACAAGATAATTACCGAAGAAAGAGCAATGAAATAGACCTTAATAAATATGCCCTTTATAAACAGACAGAAAGAGAAGTAGAGGGCTTGAAACAGAAAGGTAAGCCTAATAAGCTGGCAGATATACTTACCTTAACCCACACAGGTATTAAGACATATCAGGCAGCAAAGGAACTTGAAATACGTAGAAATATGGGAGGAGGGGACAAGAAATAATATGCCAAGTCAAGTATCAAATGCCTTAGGAACAGAAAGGCAATTTACAAAAGCACCCGAACGCTCCTACTCTAAGCAACTCGTATCTCCGAAGATGAATAGCGGTATTAGCTATGAAGATACAGATAGTGCAAAGTTAGCCCGTATACTTAATGAATGGGCTGATGATATACCGAATATCATGAGACGTAGAGAGCAAAGAATAGAAGCAGACGAATCGTTTAAAGGTTATGAAGTCGCTACACACCCAGAGAACATAGGGAAAGAGGGACTGACAGCACAGGCTATGTTTGCAAATGCAGGTATGCCAGAGTTATTAGACAGCCCATATGCTATGGCGGTAGTAGAAAAGTACCGTGGTGAAAATGCTATCCGTGATATACGAAACCGCTATTTTGAAGAGGTTGTACTCAAAGAGGGTAGATGTCCAACACGTAAAGAAGAAATGGACAGATGGCTTAACTTTGCGAATGAAAAGAGACATGAATACGGTGTAGAAGACATACCATATTCTGAACATTCAAAAAGCTACAACCGATTCTTTAATATTGGTTTTTACAAAGACATACAAGACTATACACAACATGAGATAGCAGCCCAGTCTAAAGAAGCAGCTGAAAACAGAGCAGCGATTATGGCTGGTACAACGCAAGCTAAGTTTGATTCAATAACAAGTGCAGATTATGTAGCTACTCACACACCCAAAGAAATAGCAGCAGGCTTTACTGAACTAACACATAATTCTATACAAGGTGGTATGAGTATTACAGAATACTTACCGCTTCTAAAGGGTGGGGTAGAGAACTTAGTAGCAAATGGTTTTCCTCCAGATAAATTGGCTGTTTTAGGTGAAGCAGAGTGTTACATTAACCCAGACACCACACCAATACATATTAAAGATATACTCCCTATGTCTACCTATCACGAGAGTGCTGTACAAATGGGACTTCTTCGTAGAGAGAAAGAACAATTAGAAGCTTATAATTCTTTAAAAGACAGTAAAACCCTTGATGATTTTGATTCCAAAGCAGAAACATTAAAGAAAGAGAAACCAGAAATATATAGTCTCTTTGCTAAGAAAGGTATGTTATCCAGCCTACGTGACAAAAAAGAAGAAGATATTAAATGGGAACAAAGACGGGCAATGCGTAGTGGTGGTGATTCACCGATTGGACAGGCTCTAAGTGATACACAAAACCAGATACTCATTAATAAAGGGCTTAACTGGTGGAGTGATTATCTTAATCATAGTATCGAAGTTGATGGAATACCGATTGATTCATTCTTCCAGACAAACAATATTAAGCCAGCCCAGCGAATAATGATAGGAAATGCTATTCTGGCTAAGATTATGAATCAGGCAGCACAAGACGGTGATGTAAAAGGTGCTTCCATTAAAATAGCACGCTTAATGAATGCGTCTGAAATGGAAGCGTTTAAAAAGAGTTATCAGTCTACTGTGTCTGGTATCTTGACCCACTTAGATACAAAGGACATTGCTTCTATGCAAAATGATGACCCCGTCCTCCGTACTATACAGTTAGCGTGCAATATGGTAAATGCAAACCCAGCTGATGCAATGGAAGCGTTAGGTGAAAAGAACTATAACCGTATAGAGCGTATTGTCACGTTAGCCGATACGAATGAAAAGCTGTGGAATAAAAAGGGTGATGGACTAAGACAAGCCCTACAGCTGGAGAGAAATGTATCTACTGTATTGTCTGACCCAGATTCACGAGCAGCGGTGGAAAATAAATACAATGCAGCTGCAAGTAAAGAAGATGCAACGGCTGTAGATTGTACAAGTATGGGTGGTGGATATGATGATGGTGTCTATTACCAATATGACCCATATTTAAATAAACGTATCAGCATATTAGCTACTACGTTCATTGCAAGTGGTATGAACCCAGACAGTGCATTATACGCAGCAAAGACAAGGGTAGCAGGCGAAGTATATCGTTATGATGGAGTAACTATACCTAAAGCAGCAATACTTGGAATAGAAGCTGATAACAAACAAGATGCGTGTGTCACATTTATAAACAATGAAATAGCAGAAATGGGAGAGGGTACGGTGTGGAAGTATGATTATAGCACTAACTCTTTTACATTTCTCAATTCATCTACAGGTGAAGCAAGAAAATATACACACGATAAGTTTGTAAAGAGAGCAGGCGGATTGTATGCTGCTTATCAGGAACAGGCGAAAAAAGATGCTGCTGAAACCACAGCATCAACTGATGGAGAAGAAGAAGAAGAAGAAGAAGACAAACCGTGGTATCAAGATTGGTTAACCCTAAACGCTACGGGATATAAAAATCTAAATGAAAGGATATAACACACATGGCAGAGAATAGGATAGATTTTAGCTTGGCTGAACAGTGTGCACGAACGATAAACGAAAGAACTGGTGCACAGATTGACCCAAGATGGATATTTGCACAGTGGAAACACGAATCAACACATTTTACTTCCAGACTTTGCAGAGAAAATAATAACTTTAGTGGGCTTACACAGAAAGAACCAAATGGGGAGGAAAACAAACAGCCAGATGGTGATAACTACTACAAGTTTTACCATACACAGGAAGAATTTGCTGAAGACTATGCTAATTATATTTGTCGCTACACAGAAGATGGTTTAGCTAATGTAAGAACAGCAGCCGATTATGCTCATGTCTTGAGAGCAGGTGGATATTACACAGATAGTGAAGAAAACTACACCAATTCTTTAGTAAGCCTATCAAACATGTCTGACCCTATAACAGCTATTGGTGCATATCCAGCAACGAGTTTCTTTGCCAACAGAGATGAATTACCTACAGTAGGAAGAAATGAACCAAACGTAGAGAGAGGGGTATGGGACAGATTTTCCGATGCCTTTGTTGATGCGAACCTTGATTCAGGAGATACAGCAGCTGTACGGTATCTTTGGTCTTGGCTCAATCCTAAAGTAAGAGAAACAATAGACATGGGTGAATTTATTACCCCTGGCTATGAAAAGACATACATACCAACAGATGAAGAAAAAGCCTATGTCTCCGATTTGTTAAAAGGTGATGAGACAGCCCAGGACTTTATTTTAAGTAATGCTCATTCTAAAGAACATTTATTCATGTTGGCTGCTATGAAGAAAGAAGACTACGACCGACAGATACGAATGCTGAAAGACAGTATGCATGAGAATACCAATATATCAGGTGTTGTGGGTGGTTTAGCAGGTGGTTTACTTACACCATTCACTCTTGCTACACTTCTTATATCAAGGGGTGCAGGGGCTACGAGAGCAAAAGCAATAGGTAAATTGGGTACGGCTGTTTTCAAATTATCAAAGTATGCACCGATGCGGTCAATGAAGTTTGCAGCTAAAGCCAGTGCAGGTGCTGGTATCATGGGAATGGACAGATACTTAGCCAGTGTATATGGTGGCTTTACTCCTAACTATGCGATGAACATGGCAATGGGTGGTGTTCTTGGTTCAGCGTTCGATGCGTTCCGTCTGATTAAAAGTAAGGTAGGAAGACAGAAAGAAGCTACTGAACTATATAAGATGATAAACCGTGTTGAGAATGATACATTAGCACTTACTTATGACACGTTACCAGAATCTCACTTTAAGCCAAAGTTACAAGCAGACCTTAAACCGCTACAGAAATTAAAAGCTATTGATGCCGTTGTACCTAAACGAATGAAGAAAGAGTTTATGGCTAATGAAAAATTATTCATATTAGCGGATAAAGATTTAAAAGCTATCGTAAAGAAGTACAATATCAAAGCACCAGAAAATGCAAAGTATATCACTATTCCTGGCACAGATGTCCGTGTCTTCAATGCTGATAAGATAGGCAGCAATAAAACAACAGAACGTCTTATAGCACAAGATGAAATGGTTGCCAACTTAGAAGATAGAGTAGACAAGGCTATTGGGGATAAGTGGAAAAAGAATGCACCCGAAGATGCGACATTATTAGACGTATTAGCTGATTTGAAAAGCAATAACCCTTTGTCTTCTACCATTGTTAAAGCATTAAGAAACCAATGGCAGAGCGAGGGTATTGATGTAAAAGGCTTGTCTAATAAAAATATCCTTGAAATGGTAAATCTGAAAGCAGATAGCATCAGACAAGGGGATAAAGTCTATCACACAACACCAGACGGTACATTCTATTATGGTGGTGTACCTATCGAGAAATATAACCCGATGAACCCGATAACCGAAGTGGAATGGTTAGAAGATGCAACAAAAGTAGAGAAACGTATGCAGGGCTTCTTACCTAAGTTTATGAGGACATTTAACTTATCGAAACGCTTAGAAACAGGCACAATATTCTCTACACCGTATGGCTCATTGTCTAATTCCCGTATTGCTTCCGTATCTCGTTTAGCACATGCTTTATTCCATGATGACCGTATGCGTGGTGTGCTGTACGATACGAAGTGGACAAACACCGTGTCTGCTGAACGAATAAAGAAACAACAGGCTTATCCGCTTTATGGTATGCTTGATAGTTATTTTGACCTTAGAAACGCCTGGATAAAACAAAACAATTACAGTAAGTGGCGTGGACAGGGCAGGGCTTTCTTTGATAAGAATGTCATGGACTATTACAACTGGAGATATGCAGACAATAAAGCAGGACATGTTACTAAAAGGGCTTTGTCTGATTGGGACGATGAAGTTGTAAAAGCAGGGGACACAATCAAAAAGATAAGAGATGAAGTTATAACTAAAGCAAAAGAAGATGCAGAATTTCATGGCGGTTCAAGAGGTGTAGGAAGTTTCATAGATAAAGACTGGGAAGCACCGACAGCCAATGAAATGATAAGACACGTTGATGATGATGCTTTAGCAAGATGGATAGCAAAACAATTTAACAATAATCATGAACAGGCTATTGCTTACCTGGAACGATATGCACATATAGCAGGGAAGAAAGACATGCTGGCAGAGCGTATGCAGAAACAGCTGGATAAAGACAACCCTGGTGTAAAACTCACAAGCAAAGAAATACAGGAACAGTTTGATAAAGAATGTCATGATTGGGCTACAGGTATCATAGACAAAAACAATTCCCGTATTACATTCAACAATGGAAACCATACATATGGAGACAATCCTATATCGTTTATGAAAAGTCGCTTTCCTATGGACACATCGAAGAAATTAGATGATGGTTTTAGCTTTGACGATGTGCTTAGAGATAATGACGTAGAATCGTTGATGCGGTCATACATAGATAGAATGTCTGGTGAAATTGCCCTCCATGATGTATTAGGGGACTGGAGAAACAATGGGGTACTGGATAAGTTAAGCCAGGACTGGGAAAGAGCAAGAGGACAGATAAATGGCTTGTCTGAATCTAAAGTAGCTGAAGAACGCTATGCTTTAGAGGAGGGGCTGTCTCGTATCTTAGGTATGCGAAACTCCAACACACCCCGTACATTCTTTAATGCTTTTTCTAATCTGATACGTACCCAGACTTATGCTGATGTAGGCGGACAAATGTTTGCAGCACAGCTTGGTGAATATGGTGGTGCTTTTGGTTATGCTGGTTCAAGAGTATTACTACGGAACTTACCTATTGTTAGAAACCTAAGAAAAGCAATGCTGTCTGCTGAAACAAAAGACATAGAACAAGTAGGTGAAGAAGCCGTTAATTACTTGTATGGTAAAGAATTAAGCAGACGTATATGGGATAGCAATTCTTCTTATATATTTAGGTCGTTTAGAGATGTTTCTGCTCGTGGTAGTAAATTAGCACAGATGGCAGATAATTTTGGTGCTTTCTCTAAAATCTGTTCTAACATAACGTCTACATTGAACCAATTACCACGTCTCACTGATGAGATGATTAATCAGGGAAGAATAGCAGGTATTATTGATTCTATAGAGTGGGGATTGGGTAAACAGTTTGATAAAAAGGTTCGTAACCCGTTTAGCAGCTACTACCTTAATGCCGTTGGTGTGAAGACAGAAAAGGAAATATCTAACCTAAGAGGTGCTATTGGTAAGTATTTAGGTAAAAAGCCAACTGGTGAAGCACTGACTAAAGCACTGGAGACATGGCGTATGACTGATTCTACAACCTATTTTCAGTGGCGTAACCTTATGGACAACTACAGTAATAAAGTCATACAGCAGATGTCTATAGGCGGTACACCACTCGGAAAAGAGAAAAGTGCGTTTAGACAGTTATTATTCCAATTCAAAGATTATACGTTCCGTGCGGTCAATTCCCAGATGATGAGGGCTTTATCGTCAAGACAGAAAGATGATTGTCTTGCTGCTTTATATTCAATGGGTACAAACACCGTAAGTTATATGGGGCTTGTCTATCTCCGTGCAGGTGCAAAGTATCCTAATGACCCCGAAGCCAGACAGCAGTACATAGAACGCCAGCTTACACCCTGGAGACTTGCATGGGCTGCGGTATCAAGAGGTGCATTGACTGGTTCGATTCCATCGTTTGGTTCTGATGTCTATGAAATATTATCAGGCGAATCTATGATGCGTACTACCGTCAATAACTCCTACAAAAACAGGGGGACAGTAAGTGCTGATGCGGAAGATATAGCAGGACGTGTGCTAAGTCAAATGCCAGCAATGCATACCATAGTCGCACCGTTAATATCAGCAGGTAAAGTAGGTAACAGATTGGTACATAGGGAACAAATGACAAAAGAAGACCTACGTGAATTAAGTAGCTGTTTACCGTTCAATGGCTGGGTAGGTACAACTCTATTAGCAAGCGGACTAAGTGAATTAGTAGATGCACCGACACGAAAAGAACAAAAGGAAAGACAGAAACAAAGTGCTAAGGTACTGAAGCCAACAAAGAACAGTAAGAAACTAAACACACTTAAACCGCCGAAAGTAGCACTGAAACCGAACATGTCTCATAAACCAGAGGATAACAAAAAGACAACACCAGCAAATAAGAGTGCTGGTATGTCTTTAATTCTTGGTGATAGCAATAAATAATTTTATATAAACAAAGGAGCAAACCAATAATGAGTGATAATGGTAGAAAAGCTTCTGTAGTCTATGAGGGAAATGGGTCTCAAACCATTTTCCTCTTTCCTTTTGACTACCTCCGTAAGGCTTTTATCTATGCACAAGATATACAAAATGATAACGTAAAAGACCTGGTACAAGGTGTTGACTTTGAAGTGGATAACAACAGACATATTCATCTTCATACAGCTTTAAAGGCAGGACATATTCTTCGTCTATACAGAAAGACAACAACTAAACCCCTGGTAGACTGGCAAGATGCTTCTGTTCTCCGTTCAGCAGATTTAACACTACAAGAAGTACAGTTACTTCACTTAGCTGAAGAAACATCAGATAAGGTAGTAGATTCAGCTGGCTTGTCTGTAGACCCGATAAATACAAATTTGTGGAACGCTAACTTTAAGAGAATAGGGAATGTACTTGGCCCAGTCGAACCACAAGATGTAGTAACACTAAACTACATACAAGCCAATAAAGACGGAATGATTAATCAGATTAAAGCAACAGGTCAAAATGAAATACAAGACATAACAAATACCAGCAACCATGTTCTTACTAATATTAAAGACACAGGGAATAGCTATATTAAAACACAGACCAGTTTAAAAGATACAACAAATACATATGCAAACACAGCATTGACGTATAAAAACCAGGCTGGAACTTATAAAGATATAGCACAGAAATGGGCAGAAAGTAATGGTTCTCCAGATAATGTAGCAGATGATGTATCTGATACAGGAAGAACAAAATCAAGCCGTTCGTGGGCTATGGCAGCAAAAACACTCTATACACAAATAAAAAGCAAAATGGAACAGCTATCTTCCACATTACAGCAGGCTTTGTCTACTCTTAGTGACGTTAAGGCACAGCAGAGCCAGATAAAAACAGATATGGTTGATGCTAAGGCTGCTAAAAATGAAGCAACTACACAGGCAAATAAAAGTAAAGAGTATGCGAATGAAGCACTTAATTCAGCCAATGCAGCTAAACAAAGTGCAAAAGAAGCAAAAACTTTTGACCCCAACCAATATAGTACAAAAGACGAAGTTAATGGAAAAGTCAATGGGTGTGAGAAGAAACAGACAGTTAAAAAAATCAATGCAACAATAAACAATTATTATGTTGGTGCTTTTTATTGTTATCAGATAGGACATGCGGTGCAGGTATCATTCTCTATTATGAAATCAGTACCATTTGGGTCGTTAGAGACTTTGATAACAGGATTACCAAAACCTATACACGAATTGTATTTAAATTCCCCTGTTAATGGTAATATTGGAAATTCAATTCGATTTTCACTAAAAATGGGAGGAGAATTAAAATTCCACTATGCGAGTGCTTGTGAAATAACTCGCGGTAAAGAATTTCAAACATTCTTTACATATTTAACGGAAGATTAAGGAGATATGCCTATGGAAATAACTATCTTCTGGTTTGGTCTTATCTCTTCATTATTAGCCTGGATAGTCAAGACATTCATCTTTAACCCCTTACAAGCCCAGATGTATCGTAACGAAATTAGCATACGTGAATTATCTTCCTCTATAAGGGAAATGACACGGCTGCTCACAAACTTACAAGTATCAGTCGCTACACTTGAAACAGCACTGAACGCTACTAAACAAAGAGTAGACAAACTGGAACATACACTTGAACATGCCCTTGAACAAAATAAAAGGGAGCATAACAACAATGATACTCACAGCATTTAAAAAGTGTATTAAATCTATTACAAAGACAATAACAACCCCCATTATGAAGTGGATAGCATGGTATATCGGAATTATCTTGCTATCTACTTTTTTATATATGGTGGGCTGGTGTGTCCTATGGTTTATACATGGTAAGCCAGACATTATTGAACTACGAGCGTTTTTACATGAAATAGTATCTGCACCGTGGATAGCTATGGTAGGTGCGGTGGCTCAATACTTTGTAGATAAAGACAACAACCACATACCAGACATACTGGAGAAAAAGACAAACACCGAAGAAAGGACAAAGACAACACATGACACCCGATGAATTTATTGATATGCTTGCCCCCACTGTACACGAAGTCTGTCATAACTACAATTTACCAGCATCTGTCTGTATTGCACAGGCTATATTAGAATCTGGCTGGGGTAGGTACGTGATAGGGAATTATAACTACTTTGGCAGAAAATACAACGGCTGGGGAGACTATGAAGAAGTAACGACACAAGAATATTGGGACGGAGAATATCACACCATTGTTGATAAATTCCAGAGTTATACATCACTGGAAGAAGCGATTATTGACTGGTGTGTCTTAATGCGAGAAGAACCCGTATATGCTGATGCCCTTAATACATGGGAAACAACATGGAGTGTAGAGGACTTTGTGTATGCTATGTCTCCTATTTATGCAACAGACCCAGAATACGGTAATAAAATCATGGCAACCATTAATGCTAATAATCTTATGCAATACGATGGTTAAAAACGCGTCTAAAATCGTTTTTAAGACCCCTCCCGTTCTTTTCATGAGTAATTTATCAAAAGAGAATAAGAATGGCTAAAAATGCCCTTTATTTCAATTTAAGACAAAGGAGAGTGACCGATGTTTAAAATAGACGAAAAACTACTTGACGAATTAGCACAAGAAGAAGTGAAAGCGTTAGTTGAGGGTATGCAAGACCCAGAACTTAGACATAACCCACGCTTCTTAGAAAAGGTACGTAAATATTTGAAAGACAATGAATTACTTGTCACACCCGAAACACCTGGCGTATCTAAATTACAAAAAGAAATAGAAAAAGAACCAATACCAGAATTTAATGATTTAGGTGAGGGCTTAGATATTGATAGACCAAACTGATTTTATACAAGACAACCCGTGGACAAAGGCACAAATAAAAAAGGCAAAGGCAGATTTCCGTGTCTTTGTCTTTATTTTATGGCGGACATTAGGACTACCAGAACCAACACCCATACAATATGACATAGCTAAAAGTCTCATGAACCCGATGTCTGACCGCTTTATTATTCAAGGCTTCCGTGGTGTAGCTAAATCGTATCTGACATGTGCATATGCAGTCTGGCAGCTATGGAAGAACCCACAAATAAAAGTGCTTGTTGTGTCTGCTTCTAAAGATAGAGCCGATGCCAATGCTGTCTTTATCAAACGAATTATTACCTTATTACCGTTTTTAAAAGAACTATTACCAACAGACAAACAACGTAATACACAGAACGTATTTGATGTGGGACTGGCTGTACCAGATATATCTCCGTCTGTTAAGTCTGTAGGTATTACAGGACAGATAACAGGCTCACGTGCTGACTTATTGATTGCTGATGACGTAGAAATACCAAACAATTCAGCAACACAGGTACAACGGGATAAGCTGAATGAAAGTGTAAAAGAATTTGATTCTATACTGAAACCAGGGGGACAGATTCTATACTTAGGTACACCACAAAGCGAGATGTCTCTTTATAATGAATTACAAAAAAGAGGGTACACAGCACGGGTATGGACAGTAGAATATCCATCATCACAAAAAGAACGAGATGAATACGGAGACACGCTTGCACCCTACATTGCTAAAGATTGGGAAGATAAAAAAGGTAAGCCAACAGACCCGATGAGGTTTGATGAATTAGAAATAGCAAAGAGAAGATTGTCTTATGGTAAGGCTGGCTTCTCACTACAATTCATGCTCAATACGAATCTGTCCGATATAGAACGGTATCCACTTAAAATACAAGACTTAATAGTAACAGACCTGGATATGAAAGAAGCTTCACTAAAATGGAATTGGTGTGCTGATGCAGGTAAAAGACATGCAGACCTGGCTTCCGTAGCATTGAAAGGTGATTACTTCTATGCACCCTTATCAAGGAGTGAAGAAACAGAAACATACACAGGTACAGTTATGGCTATTGACCCGTCTGGACGAGGGAAAGATGAAACAGCCTATGCGATTATAAAGTATTTGAATGGCTATTTGTTTGTCATGGAAGTAGGAGGGTATCAGACAGGGTATAGTGAAACAACACTCACTAACCTGGCAAATCAAGCTAAATTCTGGGGTGTGAATACTGTCTTATATGAATCTAACTTTGGTGATGGTATGTTCGGACAGTTACTTAAACCAGTCTTTAACCGTATACACCCGTGTGCTGTAGAAGAAGTAAGAAGCCTGGCACAAAAGGAAAAGAGAATCGTAGAGACATTAGAGCCAGTGATGATGAGACATAAGCTGATTGTAAATAAAACAGTTATCAAAGAAGATTACAAAGTGTATGAAAACAACCAGCATTATTCACTCATTTATCAAATGACACGATTGACTACAGACAGAGGAGCATTGGCACATGATGATAGATTAGATGCTTTGTCTATGGCTATATCGTACTGGAAAGATGTCATGGATAGGGACGAACAACAAGGGATAGACGAACAGCTTGATGAGATGCTTGAAAATATGTTTGACCCTGAACGTGGATTGACCTATATACCAGAACTACACGAGGAAGACAAACAACCAGTAGGGAAAAAGAACTATAAGAATATCAAATTAGAAATGATAAAAGATTTGAATACGAGTGAGAAAATAAAGTACAAGTAAAAAGCTAATTGAGACACATATATACAAAACGGAAATTGAGACACACAAGCGAAAGAGACGCAGGGGGGATATGAACTCTATAAGATATGTATTATAAGATTACATAAATATACTCTAAGAGAAGATACATATATATATCTAAAAGATGATATATATACTCTTAGAACAATTTACTTCTCCTTATGCTACTTGTTATGTTAAGCCCCTATACCTCCAGACTTTTCATAACAAGTAGCATTCTTCTTTCTATTTGTGTGAATCACCGTAAGGCTAAAACATAAAGAGGTAATACAAAGAAAGGAGAAGAGAGTAACTAAATGATGATAATTCATAATTTAATCAACAAAAAACTACTTAAATATACGTTATTAATATTAAGTAGTATTGCAGTCATATTAACATCGTACATAGTAGGTTATAAGGACGGTAGGAATAAGAATCGACCGACAGTCAATAATTATCAGACCCATGACCAATTACCGACTATAAAGACAAAGCTAAGCATCAAAGAAAAAGAGAAACCAACCGATGCTGACTTACAGATGGAGCAGACATACGTAGCCACAATAAATCAGCACACATATCGACTACCAGTCAAAAATGTTACTAAAGACAATACGACAGCTACGATAGACCAGACCATAGACCTGACACCGCTGCTAAAAGATACCTTAGAGAAAAAGAGACCGTGGGAGATAGGTGTGGGAGTGGGGGTACAAGACAACAAATTCTATGTCCCTGTGTCTGTACAACGTAACTACAACAATAAACATGCCCTTGAACTCCAGCTAAACATAGGTCATAATAATTCCATAATCACTGGAGGACAATTACTTTATAAACGTAGACTGTGA